TATATTATGTAAACTAATTATGTTCCCCAATTATGTAAACTAAACCCTGTACTCTTACTCCTGCAAGGGTTACGTCGATTTGGTACAAACTACATTATGTAAACCGATTATGGTAAACTAGCTGAAAAGCCTTGTCGCTCTAGGCTTCCAAAGATTTTATTTTTTCAGCTGGTAAAATTTGGAAAAAAACGTCAAAAGCCTTGGGAGAGTAGGGATAGCAAAAATTGGAAAATTTTGGTAATAATTCAAAATACAAGTTTACATAATAAGTTAACTGATAGTTAGAAAAAATTTTTTAATATTTTTTAAAAAAGTATTGACAAATTATTCTTTTTGGTATAATATGTAATTACAATGAAGGGAGGTAATGTATGATGAAAAGGTATCAAATAGATTATATAACAGGATATGGAAAAGGCGAAGATTTAGTATATGCAGAAAATAAAGAACAAGCAAGAATAAAAGCTAGAAATAACCATAAAGACATGGAACATTATGAAATAGTAGCAGTTTGGGAACATTATTATTTGAATGAATTAGTAAATAAATAAGAGAGAGGGAGGTAATATATGATGAGAAAATTTAAGATTAATTGGAAAACAGTAGGAAGAAATTGTATAATATTATTAAATATCATAACAATAGGAATTTTAATATATACAATAAAAACAAAAGGTATTGAATTTTTTAGTACAATAGGATATTTTAAATAAAGGAGGAATAAAAGATGACAATTCAAAAATTTAATAGGTTACCAAATCTACAACAAATATGTACATTATGCAACAAATATTTAGATGCAAAAGACATAGTAGAAAATAACTACATAGAAAGTTATAAAAAACGCAGATATGTATTAGCACATAGAACTTGTTACAATAATTATTTAGAATATGTAAAAGAAACATTGAAAGGGTGATAAAATATGGAAGAAACAATAAAAGATGAATTAGAAAAATATTATGAATTTTTAAATATTGATGTTGAATACATAAAAATAAGAACATATAATATTTATGTATCAATTTCATTGACAGAATATAAAAATGAAGATATAATAAAAGCAGTACAATTTGAATTTACATGGGATATTAGAGGAACAAAAGAAAGTAATCTAAATCAATTAAAATACAAAATAAATAAGGCAATAATCAAATTTTTTATAAGAAATGGAGGTGAATAAAATGACAATAAATTTGTATAAAGCAGACCTTTTAGGTTTATCAACAGATGAAAAACCATCAAATCAAATAGATGGAACAACATTTTATGAAGTTGATACAAGTAAATTTTTTATATGGTATAAAGGCACATGGTACGAACAACAATAGAAAGGAGTAAACAAATGTCAAAATTTTTATATCCTATTTATAAATTAAAAACAAAGTCATATATAAAATGGTGGCTTTATCATAAAAAAGCTGGTGGAAGTGGTGTTTTAAGTGAAATACTAGAGGGCTTTTCATTTAATCTTGAAAATACTTTAAATAGAAAATTTAAACTTTTTGAAATTGAGGGTAACAGTGTTCAAGACGGTTCGCCATCTCCAGACAATGAAGTTCCAATATTAAGTAGCGGAGATAATGGTTCTATAAATGAGAAAATACAGACAAGGAATTTGTTTGATAAAAATAATATAATAATTGGAAAAAGGCTAGATGGAAGTGGGTTACCAATTGTTACTGATAATGATTATTTTACAACAAATTATTTTATTGAAGTAAAACCAAATACAATTTATCATTTAACTTCAATAATAAATCAATCAAAATGTATTTGTTGCTATGATAAAAATAAGAATTTTATCGAAAGATTAATATATTTGAATACTTATACTTTTACAACAACAAATGATACAGCTTTTATAAAAATAAGCATGAAAACTAATGAAATAGATACATTACAACTAGAACAAGGCACAACAGCAACCCCATACGTCCCACACGAAGAACAAGACTATTCTATATTTGTACAACAACCTATGAGAAGTATTGGAGATGTAAGAGATGGATTTGTTAAAGTAGATGGCAATTGGTATGAAAGACATTATATAGGTAGATATATATTTACAGGAGAAGAAAACTTTAATGTAAAAAATATAGAAGATGAAAATATTTTGTTCCAATTAGATTTTTCTTTTGCAAAAAACAATTCTGAAGTATTATGCAACAATTTAAAAAAAATAAATAACATATGGGCAAATAATATTGAAGGTATAGAAATTGCGGATAAGAAGTTAAGAATTAGAATAAATAAAAAAAGCTTAACTGATATAACAACAAAAGATAAAGCAACTGCAAGTTTCAAATCATATCTAGCAGAACGTTATGTAAATGGAAATCCAGTATATGTAAATTACTTATTAGCAGATCCTCTAGACCTACCATGTACTCCAGAACAAGTAGAACAATTAGAAAATTTACCATCTACTTATAAAGATTTTACTATTATACAAAGCGAAGATGAAACACCAGCTTATTTAAAAATCCAATATTATAAGGAGGGATAAAATGACAAAACAAGAATTTTTAAATAAAATCAGCCAAATAGTAGTAGCAGAAAACAACAAAAGGGGACGACCACTATTTCCAAGTGTAGTAATAGCACAAGCAATATGTGAAAGTGCATGGGGGCAATCTAAATTAATGATGAAAGCAAATGCAGTTTTTGGAATAAAATGTCGGAAGTAGTTGGAGAGGTAAATTTTACAATGCAAAAACAAAAGAATGTTATGATGGAAAAAATTATGTAAACATTAGAGATAATTTTCGTGCTTATGATAGTTTAGAAGAAAGTGTAAAAGACTATTTTGATTTAATATGTAAAAGTTCAAGATATAGACATGCTTTAGTTACAAAAACACCTCTTGCATGTATTCAAGCAATAAAAAACGGTGGTTATGCTACATCACCATCATATGTAACTACTATTATGTCAATAATAAGAAGTAATAATTTAACAAAATATGATAGTTTAAAAGAAGTTCCACAAATAAAAAGTGATTATATTATAGGGCATGTATATACTACAAAAGTAAATTTAAATGTAAGAACGGGAGCCGGAACAAATTATAGAAAAAAAGATTTTGATGAATTAACATTCAATGCACAACAACACGCATATAAAAGAACTGGAGTATTAAAAAAAGGCACAAAAGTTACTTGTAAAGATATAATAACAAATGACAATGAGATATGGTTTAAAATTCCAAGTGGTTTTATATGTGCAAATTATAAAGGAAAGGAATATATAAAATGAATAAATGTGAAAAAGAAGATACTTTAGAATGTGATAAAGAAAAGAGGGGTTGTGATGGCTGTTATTACAATACCAAATAGTCCAGTACATAGTGACACAATATTAACAGCCGTATATGGTGAAACAGGGCCAAATTGGGCAAAGTTTCATACTGGAACAGATTTTGCACCAACAGGAAGTACCCCAGCAAATCCCCAGTTATTTTCTGTATGTGATGGTGAAGTTGTAAATGTAATGTATGATGGAACATTAGGAAATCAAATCCAAATAAGAGAAAATAGCACAGGAAATTATTGGAGATATTGTCACATGCAAAATAGAAGTCCATTGTCAATTGGTGATTTAGTAAATACAGGAACTGGGGTTCGGAGTAATGGGAGCAACAGGAAATGTCACAGGAATACACTTGCATTTAGAACTTTCTACTACAATGGCATGGAATTATGATACTTTTTTAAACCCATCTACAGCTTTAGGTATACCAAATCAAAGAGGAACTATTGTAAAATATGATGGTTCTGCTCCACCTGAACCACCAGAGCCACCAACTGAAAAGAAATTTCCATGGGTATTATATGCAAAAAAATTTAGGAATAATCGTTGACAAATATTTTTAAATAATATATAATTTATACAGCTTTCATCTAATATCATTATAGAATTAAATACTTATCCCAAATTTTAAGAGTAATTGCAAAATTACTCTTTTATATTGACTTTTTTAAAAAAATGTGCTTAAATAAAATTAAAGTTTACATAAGAAAGAGAGGTAATATAAATGAATGATATTATCCAACTTTTAACCAATAACGGCATAGGTATTGTATGTGTAGCATATTTAATTTATTTTCAAAGTACTACAATGAAATCAATGGAAAATATTTTAAATGCTATTGAACAAAGATTATGTGTTATTGAAGATAAATTGGAAAGAAAGGGGGAAGAATAATGAAATTAAGTAAAGAGGAATTATCTTCAAAAATCAATGATTTAGATATTGACGAAGAAATCAAAATAGGATTGATGGAAGATATTGCAGACAGTATTGAGGGAACAGATGCATCTGATAATGGAGAACTTGAAGAATTAAAAATAAAATATGAAAGTTTGCGTGAAAAATACAAAGAAAGATTTTTGAAATCAGATGTCGAAGTAGAAGAAAAAGAGGAAGAGAAAGAAGATGACGAAGAATTAAAAGAAGAAGAAGTCATCGATGTAAAAGAAATTTAATTTTAGGAGGAATATAAAATGGCAAAGAAATCAGTTTCACAAGGTAATTTGAATGTAACAAACAGCGCTGAATTATTAAGTTATGTTATAAATCAAACACCAGTTTTAAAAGAAAATATTGATTTACCTGTACAAGGTGAGAGCATTAACGGTATAGGTAAAATCATAATGAAAAATGTTGTATATAAGAACGCATTTTCAAATACAATTAACCTTATAGGTTTAACAGTAATAACAAGAAATCATTGGGAAAATCCATGGAAAACTTTCACAGACAAAGGACAATTATCATGGGGACAACAAATTAGAGAAGTTATAACAGACATAGCAAATGTATATGATTATAACGAATATGTAAATAGACCACATGATTTTATAAAGACAGAAGTTCCAAATGTTTTATCATATTTACATGAAATTAATTATCAAAAATTCTATAAAACAACAACTTCTGATGAACAAATGGCAATGGCATTTGAAACAGAGGATTTATTCTCACTTATTGATGACATTGTAAATAGTTTATATGAAGGATATGAATATGATCTATATTTAGTTTCAAAATATATGTTAGCAAGAAGAATTTTAGATGGAACAGTTACAGCAATTCAAATTGAAAATTTTGCAAATAAAACAGATAGAGAAGTAGTAGCAGAAATAAAAGCAATTTCAAATGATATGACTTTTAGAAGTCCAAAATTCAATCCAGCAGGACTTAGAAAAGCTACAGCATTTGATGACCAATTTGCAATTGTGTCTACAAAATTTGATGCAAAATTCACAACAAATGTTCTAGCAACTTCATATTTTAGAAGTGATGCAGAAATGAAAGCAAATATGGAATTAGTTGATGGTTTTGGAAATTTTGATGAACCAAGACTAGCAGAAATATTTGCAAAAAGAGATGACAATGGAGATGTAGTTGCAAATGAATATGTTGATGGTTATGTTCCATTGACAGTAGCAGAAAAAACAGCACTTGCTGAAATACCAGTAGCAATTGTAGGTAGAGCATTTTTCCAAAATTATAATTATTCATTTGACAACGCATCACCTACAAGAAAAACAGAATTCTTCAATCCTCAAACATTAAGGACAAATCATTGGTTACATACATGGAACGCTATATCAAGCTCACCATTTGAAAATGCAGTTGTATTTACAACAACAGCTCAAGCAGTTTCAAGTGTTACAGTATCACCAAGCACAGCAACCGTAAGTAAAGGACAAAATCTTGAACTTACAGCAACAGTTGTAACAACAGGATTTGCAAACAAAGCAGTTTACTGGAGTGTTGATTCAGATAGCTATGCAGATGGTGTAAGAATATCAGATGCTGGAAAATTAATCATACCAGCAGATGCAACAGTTCAAAGTGTTACAGTAACAGCAACATCAATTTATGATAATACAAAAACAGGAACAGCAACAATTACAGTTGCATAACCTATTTTAAAAAGGTGCAACAATTTATATGTTGCACCTTATTTTTAAAGAAAGGAGAAAAAACATGCAACGCAAATTAGTAAACTCACAACTTTCAAATTGGAAAACTTATGAAATGTATAAAAGGCAAATGCTAACACTTGCTGAAAATGTATTTGAATTTGAAAATCTACCAGAATATATTGACACAGCATTTTTAAATAAAAAGTTATTGCGTAGTGGTAGTATAGCATTTTTTGAAGATGAAGTTTTAGGTGTTATTGCACTTCCATATACAGTTGTCGGAACACTTGACATATATGGTAGACCTAAAAAAATTATTGCATCTGCACCAAACGGAAGTTATCGAAGAACATTAAATCAAGGTGAATTTGTAATCATGTATGATAACAATGGTCGTTATCCAATTTATTTGGATATTTTGCAATATGCTGAAAGACTCGCAATGTTTCAAAGAGTTATGGACATAAATATTGCGCAACAGAAAACGCCAAGATTTTGGAAAACAAAAGCAGAAAAAGAAAAATCAGTAAAAGACATGATAAACAATGTAGATGGATTTGAAAATATTGTAATAACTTATGATGATATTGATTTAGATGATACAACTTTAGTAATGCAACCAGCCCCATATATATCAGACAAAGTTGATTTGAACAAAGACAAAATTTATAATGAGTTTTTAAGACTTATAGGAATTGCAAATTTAAGTTTTCAAAAGAAAGAAAGAAATATAAAAGATGAAGTACAAGCAATGCAGGGTGGAACAATAGCAAGTCGTTTTTCAAGATATGAGCCAAGAAAAAAAGCAATAGACATGATAAATGAAAAGTTTAATTTAGATATAAAAGTAAAATATTATGATGGTATACCATCATCATTGAAAGATTTTGAAGATGAAGAAAATGAAATGGAGGTGACAGAAAATGATGATGCCGTATGATAATTATGGAAATTTGTTTTTTGTTCCTTTTATTCCAGTTATGAATGAAAGACCACCAACATTATATAGTTTACTACAAAGTATTGTAAATTATGGAAAAGATGAACAGACAAAAATAAAAGATTTAGCAAAAGCAGGAAGAACAAAAATATTTGATTTTGATTATCCATTATCAGATAAAATTACAAAAGAAGATTTTGAATGTATGATTTTAAATCATTTTATTATGCGTAGAATTGGATTTGATACATTAACAGCTTTTAAAATACAGTTAGATGTAAAACTAAATGAAATTATGCCTATGTATAATAAATTAATTGATTTGTTATATGAAGAAAATGCATTTGGAGAAATAACAAAGAAAACAGGCAAAGACAATAGAGTTGTACAAAATGCAACAACAAATGAAATGGAAAATTCATCAAATACAAGTCATGAAAATATATCAGACAGGCGTGGAAGTGATACACCACAAAATCATTTGGAAAATGTAAGAGATGGAAGTTATGTAACAGAGTATCATTATGACAAAGATAATTCAAAAAATACAGATACCTCAAAATCAAATGGAAAATCAAATAGTAATACAAAAGATGATAATGTATATGAAGAAACAACATCAAGAATAAATCTTTTTGAAGTTTATGCAAAATTAAATGAAGAAATAAAAAATATATATACAATGATATTCAAAGACCTTGATTGTCTTTTTTATCAATTAGTATAAGAAAGGAATTGATAAAATGAATAATATGTTTAATAGAATACCACCTTTTAAATGGTTTGTACTTCAAAATTTTCCTTTCATTGAAGAAGATTTTGATGCAATAACAAATTATCAATTATTATGTAAAATTGTTGAATATCTAAATACAACAATTGATAAAACAAATGAATTAGGAAATCAAGTAGAAGTATTGACAAATTGGTTTAATAATTTAGATGTACAAGATGAAATTGATAATAAATTAGATACTATGGCTCAAGACGGAACACTAGCCAGAATTATAAATGAAAATATTTTTCAAGAATTAAATACAAAAATTAATACTTTAGAACAAACAACATCAGAAAATTTTGAAAATGTTGGTAACCAAATCGAACAAACAAATTCTAATTTACAAGAAACTAATACTGATTTACAAAATTTGAAAAATGCTCAAAATCCAATTGACTTTTACAAAGGCAAAAATCTAGTTGTATTTGGTGATAGTTATTCACAGCCGGATATTCCAAATAGTGAAGATGAATATTGGGTAAAACAAGTAGTACAGGCAACAGGAATGACAAGATTTAATTTTGCAATTGCTGGTGCTGGATTTGGTAGAAGTACAAATTTATTAGCAACACAATTAACAACAGCACAAAATCAAATGACAGCAGAACAAAAACAAAATACATCAGTTGTTATTGTTTATGCTGGTTATAATGATTTGTTGAATGAAGTAACAGATGAAGAAATTTTGTCAAATTATATTGCATTAATTACAAACATTGCTACAACATTTCCAAAAGCAAAAATTATTGTTGCGCCTTTTAATTGGGGTTACGGCTCACTTTCAAGAGATATTAATTTAAGAATTGAAACATTGATGGTAAGAATGGAAAGGGATACATCACAATATCCTGTTACATTTTTAAAACTTGCAAGATATTGGTTGATTGGTGTAAATACTAATTTTAGAAATTCAAATCACCCTAGCGTAAATGGATATAAAATTATAGCAAGTTACATGATAGGTGCAATTTATGGAAGTTCTGAACATGTACATTTGGGGGGATATGTTACACCATCACACGGAAATCAAAACATTTCTGACTTTACATTTGAAGATGGAATGGTAAATTTCAATTTTGGAACAAAATTCGATGATGATTTGAACGATTATAGTGGTACACAATTTGAAGATTTACATGCATTGTTAGTTCCAGAAACAGATATGATAATTCCATTATATTCAATTGCTACTGGTTATTGTGGAACATTACGATTAGCAAATGATGGAAAAGGATATTTAAGAAACATAACAGTTCCAGCAGATACATGGATAGTTGCAAATGTATCATTTAGACCACAAGCATGGAAAGTTTGGACATAATAAAAGAGTGCATTTGCACTCTTTTTTATGTAAACTAAACAATTGTATTATTAAGTGAAAAATCACCTAAATTGCTATGGTCATGCCATATTGTTACACCTTTTCTACATGCACCATTTATTTCTTCCATATATTTTGATGGTACACTTCCGTATCCAATACTTTCATTCACACCTATTTCAATGTAATTCCAATATCTTCTGCCTTCCAAATGGGGATCGTCTATATTTTTTATTGCATAACCAAATCTTGTGAAGTAGTCATCAATGACCTTAAGGTATTGTAATTTACAACGCATCTTTTTAAATACAAAAGTATTTTTCTTTTCTGCAAAATTTACATCACCATTGTTTTGACCACCAGATATTGCTGGAAGTAATGACGCTTGATAAAATTGTCCAATAGTATTTGCAACAGTTCCAGCAAGTGACATTGTCGCTCCTACCATTCCAATAGGATTTGCAGTTGCAACAGCAACAGCACCTCCAACAGCACTTGCTAACAAGTTAGTTGTAATATTTACACCATTTTGTGTAAGCCAATTGGTAAAAGCATCACTAGTCCATGAGCCAGTAGGATATTTTGCAAGTGGTAAACATTCGTCATAGTTATAGTCAACACCTTTGTAATCTCTAGGTACAGCACGTATTGAACAACCAATTGAAATTGCACCCATAATATTAAATAAAAATTCACTTTGACTAAAATCTTCATATTTATAAATATTTACATTTCCAATATTATTAGATACCATTAAATAATTATATGGATAAATAAAACATTTTTTATTCTTTGGTGTATAATCTGTATATGATGTTACTTTACTAACTGGAAAAGCTAACTCTAAATTTGTTTCACTTCTATTTAATCTTTTATAATCATATGACCTAGTTGAACTTGCACCAGTTGGTGTAAATGTATCAGTAAGTGTTGTCGTATTTTGACACAATACTTTAGGTACAACAAATAAGGCTTCAATATCTCCAGTTGCTGATTTTTGATTTGCGTGGTCAATAAAATATGATAAACTTAAAATACCAACTGTGTCTGTTTCAAACAAATATATTCTTTTTCCAAATAAATTTCCATTATACATATTAACACCAACATATCTCAATTCAGACGGATCATGATTACTATCAAACTCAATTGAAGATAAAATAGCAAAATAAAATTCATCTCCAAGACCTGTGAACTCTTCTTCTGCAATTTCTGTAACATCTCCAATGTTCAAATTTTCATCAATTAAATTACTTCCAATTGTATCTACTAATTCATGTTGTCTTTCAATAAAACAATTCTTTTTTGTCCAATAATCGTACCATGTCGACCAGCTATCTACTGTGTATCTAATTTCTGTATTTTCATTGCCTTTATATATTACATCATCAATAAAAGCAAAAAACCATTTGTTTGAATAATCTTTGTTTTGAAAAGCTATGTAATTTGCTTGTAAACATTGTGAATATGTGAAATTGGTGAATATATTTCCATTATTTCTAATAAATGAATAATCATCTTGAGATGCCACGGCATTTGCTTGACATAATTCTAACATCTCGCTTTCTGTATAACTTAATACATTTACATATTTTTTATCTAATTTTATATCTCTTACTAATATTATTTTGCTTTTTAATTCTGTCATTTCTACCTCCTAATCGTAAAATCTATGACTTGCTTGAAATCTGTACCACACAAATCTGATGCATAAAATATTTTATTCTCTTTGAAAGTCATAAATAAATTTTTTAATTTTTCATTTTTTATTGATATATTGTATATATCCCTTTGCCAATATCTTGATATTTTTATAATGTCACTAAATACAATAATTTTATCTGAAAAAATTTTGTAATATGGTTTGATAAACCAGCATGTTTCTTTTGTTTCTTTGTCCATCAAATATTCACTTAAAAATCTAAAATTTTGATATTGAAAACCAAATCTAAATAAAATATCATAAAATTTATATGATTTTGGTAAATGGGGCTGTGGTGCTGTTTCCCATGCCCCTGTGTTTATCATTTCTGCATTTGTTCCAATTGTTCCAGAAGATTGACCAGTTGATTTACAATATTCTATTGCAATTTTTATTTTCTCATCATCTACACCATTAATTATCACTTCTTTTATAGTGCCTTGTTTTTGTGAACTTATAACATTATGTAAACCCCAATCATTTATATAGGGACATACTCTTGATATTGTATTTCCAACCAACCACATTCTTGTTGTTAATCTTTTTCTATCTACTGTTGCATAAAAATTCATCAATTTATTACTTTCATTTGCCATGTAAATAGATCTTGACATAAATTCTTCAAAAATTATATCATCTACATCAAGATATGATGCCCCTGCATAATTTTGTTCAGTAGATAAAGCAACAACATATCCAATTTTATCAAATCTTTTTGTCTTGCCTGTTTCATTATCATATATTGACAAATATAAACACTTTCTATATAATGTTATACAATTATATTTTCCATTTGTTAGTTTTGCAACATCTACATCTTGAAAATATTGCTCAATTTTTTCTGATGTGATTTCCTCTTTCCATCTACGCATCAAAATAAATCTGCGACCAGTTTTTAGATATTTTTCTACACCTTTTTTATGTTTTACTTGATAAGACTTTCCGTTTGACCTTTCACCATATATTATATTAAATCTTGCACCTAATTTGTCAATATTATCTAAATTGTAATGAATTTTTTTACTGTTCGACATTTTATTCCCCCATAAATAATTTTTTCAATTCTTCAAATATTTCATTCCTAACTATTTTTATTTTTTCTTCACTTGCATTTCCTTGATATATATTTTGCCTCGTTATATTATGTTTTTTACATATTTTACTTATTTGTATTTTACTAAATTTTTTTATAAATTCTAAATCCGTCATTGTTTCACTCCTTAAAAATAGCTCTTTTACTACTTTCATCTGAAATTAAATTTGCGTATTCTTCTGATTTTCCTAATTCATATGTTGTAGGAATTAACACGCAACCATATTTGTCATTTACTATTTGTTTTTTTCCTTTGTAATCTGTAAGCTCAAATTCTTCCATTTCATCATTATATACTAACATGTTTTTATTTGTATATTTATATGAAAATACCAAACCATCTTTGAAATCTTCTAAGGTTTTTAGTGCTTTAGCACCGTTCTTTAGGAACTCCAGAAACAGTTATATGTATATCTCCATATTTTTTGTCCCTATATGCGTATTTTTTTGCACCTTGAGTGATAAATTCTTTATAGTCTGCATCATGATCAAATACACCTAACATTCTAGTTTTTCCTTTTACATCTTTTGGCATAAATTTATCTATTGGTATATTTAAATCTTCACTTGCTTTTTTGATTTTTTCTTCTACTTGTTTATTATAATTTTTTATAACATTTATATCAAACCCGTTCTTTTAATTTTAAACTGTCAGTATCACAATATATTACATAATCATCTAATTTTAAAACATTTTCTAATAAATTAATTCTTGCATGTGCTGTTACCCATACACCCCATGCAAATGATAAAAAACCTTTTTTTCTTTCATATTTTAATTTTTCCAATATTTCATTGTTTGTTAGTTGTCTTTCTTTCCAGCCATTCTCATTGTCAAATATTACCTCATCTTTTATATTATTTGTTACGCTCATTCCATATAAACTGTTAAATTTTGCTTTTTCAAGTGCATATTCTAACTCTTTACCTATTACATCTTTATATTCAGTCTTTGCTACATATTTTTGTAATGTAAAATCAATATATTCTTTTGGTAAATATCCGTATTTTGCAAAATAACTCTCTATAATCTCGTATGTTCCAGTATATGATTTTAATAAAAATCTAAAATCAATATCAGTTAAAACTATTTCAATTTCATCTGCTGATATTATTCTACCATTATCATATCTTGCATTTTTAATTTTTTTACATTTATTTTGTGAAATAAAATTATTATAATATTTACATTTTATATTTTTAAATCTAACTACCAATAAATAAGCAAAATTCTTTGACATTTGTTCTTGTCTTTCTAACTTACATTTCATAAATGGTGACATTGGAAATTTATGTGTAACCATTACATAAGGATATGAACTAGTAAAATCGTAACTTGACACATTTTTTATAATTTCATCTGTATATGTCCAGTTCGCATGTGTATAACCACCCGCAAAAGCGTCAAGTAGTAAATTATATATATGTCCATCTATGTTATAACAAAATTTTACTTTTGACTTATATTCCCAGTTTTTAGAAAGTAATTCTTTAAATTCTCTTCTTACATGACCAGTACTTGTAAGAGGTGTATTTTTACATGTTTTATAGGTTTCTAACTCTTTTTTGATATATTCATATACAACTAAACAGTCATTTTCACAATATTTTAATTCTTTTTCTGTTAACTTTGTGTTACTATGTCTTATTTTTGAATAGTCCATTGAACCTACTAATTTTTCAACTGGCAATTTATATATTTTTGGTAGTTTTTCAAGTTTTACACTTGACATCATAAGAGTACAGCGAAATTCAAAATTAAATTCTTCAATTTCACACTTCATTACCTTATGACTTTTTCTTGCTAGTACATTTTTAAAATTAAATATATTTCTTAAAAACTGAAATTCAAATGATAAATTGTGAACATACACAATTTTAGTTACATTTTTGCTATATGTAAATATTTCAATTTTTTCAAAAAAATCATATAATTCTTGCCAAGTCCTACCATAATAAACAATGTCATTAATTGAAAACATCCAAATATACATACATGACATAAATATACATTCTTCTTGTTCTTTTTTGGTTAAATTTAGATATTCAATTGCTTTCATTTGTTTTCCATTTAAAATTATATATGAGGTTGTTTCAATATCAAATGTATATATGTTCTTATCAAACATTTTCTTTTTACCCATTATGTCTAAATTATGTCCCCTATATTCTTTCCAATAAATCATTATCCATTAACACCTTTCGCATATTCATATAAAGATAATAAATCATTATATAGCTTTTCGTCTAATGTTCTTTCATATAAATAAACTCTTATATTGTCAAGCCATGTTTCAAAATCGTCGTTTTTATGTTCTCTTTCCCAGTCCCAGAATATTCCCCCAGCTGTTTTTTCACTTGCACCAAAATATTCATATATCCATGTATAATTTCTTTCAGCTTGAAATAATGCATTTAGTCTTTCTTTTGTAAGTTTTAGTCCAGTTTTATCTTCATATCTTTTTTGGTATGCTTTTACACCAGCAACTCTTGATGTTTCTTGATTTAAAAATTTTTTAGTTGCTTTTATAACATCTTTCATTTGTTTTGCTGACAATGTAGATTTTACACCTACACGCCCCTTTGGTGTCCATGCATTTAAAGAATCTGTTGATAAATAATCAGCAAGTTGTTTTGTCGCAAATCCCTCTTGAAAACCAGTTTCACGTTCTAATCTTACAATTCTTTGATTTGCTCTCTTTGCCAATTTTTTCATTTCATTAAATAAAGACGCCTCGTAAGGCGTCATATTGGTTTTTGCCATTTATTTTCACTTCCTTACGACATAAATTAAAATGGTAAATCAAAATCATTGTCGTTTTTTTCTTCATTGTTCTTTGTTGTTTCTTCTTTCTTCTTTCTAGTTAGTACTGGTACTGCTTTATATGTTTTTCCTTTCTTTGTTTTTATTTCTGTTAAAATTACTTTGTCAACTTTTCCAAAATATGAAATAACACTTTCCAAAAATACTATACTTCCAGATGATATTAAACCATATTCGTCTGTGTCAAAATATGTTATACTGAAATCTTTGTCATCTGTTATAATATGACAAATTGCATAACCAGTTATTTTTACTTGACACCCTATCATGTCAGCAAGTTTTTGTGATGTTATATCACCATTTTTTGCCATAATCTCGAATAGTTCATCTTCACATGTTCCCTTTTTTTCTAAAATTTCTACTTTGTAAGTTCTTTTTTGTTCTTCCATCTTTGTTCCTCTCTTTCTTGCGTTATTTAGGACGCAACCCTGCATAAAAGACTAAATATATTTCAATTCGAATTGATAAAACTAATATATACCAAAAAGAATAATTTGTCAATACTTTTTTTAAAA